GGAACCACGAAGCCGCGATTTATCTGTTGATAACGCTTCTCAATAAGGTTGCGTCTTGCCAGGGCCTGGCCTAAACCCCAGTCTTGGCCAGGGTTGCAGCAAAGACGCAACCCAAAACGCAACCCAAAACGCAACCCTAGTTAAACTGGTTGCAATGCCAACACCAATTCGCAGCCGCCAAGGGGCGGAAATGATCGAGGCGGCGGTGGGGCCGGTAAGAAAGTGCAGTCGCCAAAATCTGGACAAGCTGTGCCGAGAGGGCGCCCTCCTGGGCAGCCCCTGCATCCTCAGGGCCAAGCCCCTGCTGCTCGATGCTGACATCTTGCTGGATGAGTACCTGGCCAGGGTGGCACCGTTTCAATCCGAGGCCAAGCAGCCCACGGCCAAGCGGGCTCAGCAGCCAGCAAGGCCCAGTCCGTCGCCTAAGGCAAAGGCGGAAACACTTGCGGGCCCCGCCGATCCAATCGACGGATTGGACGACGATCCAGACACAGAAGAAGCGGACTTCAACAAGGAGCGGGCGTTGCACGAACGCGAAAAGCGTTTGATTGCTCGAATGGATCGAATGGAAAAAGCAAAAGAGCTAGCCTACAGAGCAGACATGGAGATAGCCTATAACGCTGTCCTGCTGCAATTAACCACCCTAGCAAGCTCAGCCCATAAGCGAATCAAGGCAATGATCCCCCACCTTACCCACCAAGAGCTAAGCGAAATTGAAAGGATTATATCCGAGATTTTTGAGTCTGTATCTTCTAGCGAGTTTGAAGAGCTACCAGAATGATTGATCGTAATATTCGAAAGATGGCCAAACGGCTTGCCGCCATGGTAAAGCCTAAACCGTTTATGACGATGCTGGAATATAGCAACACTCATTATTATGTTACAAGCGCAACCGATGGTCGGCAAAAGTGGAGAACTAGGCCATATCAAGAGGATTGGTTCCTGGCGCCAACCGACCCAGAGGTTGAGTGCATGGTCTGCCAGAAGCCGTCTCGGGTTGGCTGGTCGGAATATGTAAAAGCGGTAATTGTGTTTTTCTCGGACTGGCGCCGATCTAAGATTATGCTGGTGCAGCCTACAGACTCTGAAGTACAGAAATACAGCACCGAAGATATAGACTCAATGTTTGACGACAATCATGGAATCCCAAGATTAAAAGGACAATTAAATAACAAAAAAACAAAAGGAGCGTTAAAGAATAGCTACGATTTCAAGCAGCTTGTGAATGGTGCATTGATCCACTTGGTAAGCGCCGCAACACCCCGGTCTGGTCGTCGGGTCGAGCGAAGCCCAATCCTGTTTGAAGAGCCGGCCACCTACGACAGCCCCGAAGGCGACACCATTGGAAACTTGTTCCAGCGGGCCGGTAACATTTGGGACCCGTTCTTTACGATTGGCGGCACGCCAATATATCCTAACGATTACATGGAGCAAGCCTTTAAGAAAGGTGATCAACAGTATAGATATTATCCATGTCCGCACTGCAATCACTATCAACAACTTCGCTGGGAAAATTTCATAAAAGAGGGCCCTGATGAGGGGCGGATTCGTTGCGAGCATTGCGAAACTCCAATCGACTACAGCAACCTGTACTCGATGGACAAGGCAGCTGGCTGGGCCTGCCCGCTAGGCTTGGATCGCAGCAAGCAGGTCTTGCGCAACGGTGTGCCGATCTGGCGATCACAGCAGGTGGGCCCTGGCATGAGCTACCACCGGGCGGCCATGTGGCCCGAACTGGTGGCCCGGCATCGGGTAGCGCTGGAGCAGATGAAAATGGGCAACGTGGCGCCCATGCAAACATTTCATAATACAGATTTAGGGGTGCCATGGGCTGATGAAATAACCAGCAAACTTACCGGCGATGGCCTAGCCGAGCGCCGCAAAAATATAGGCTTTGGCAATGGCTACCCATGGGACGGCGAGGAGTGGGACATTCCGACTGGGGTGCTGTTGCTGACCGATGGGGTGGACGTGCAGGGCGGCGGCGGCACCGTGGGCGAGCGGCTGGTCTACACCATCTGGGGCTGGGGGGCTGGTGAGGAGGGCTGGCACATTGCCCATTTTGAAATCGAGGGGGACCCCCAGCAGCCGGAGGTATGGGAGCAGCTGGACGTGATCAGCACGAAGGCCTGGGCCCGTCAGGACGGGGGAACCATGAAGGCCAACCTGGGGGGTGTTGACCATGGCGGCTTGTGCAGCAAGCAGGTAGAGGATTTCTGCCGCGCCCGTCCCGATCGATGGGTTGCAATGAAAGGATCAGGCACCAAGGGGCTGCCGATCATCCAGAAGGGCAAGCCGACAGAGGTCAACCGCAAGAATCAATCAGTCACCCGCCGCGGCGGATTGCTCTACACCACTGGTTACGACGCCAGTGTGAACATGCTGAAGGCCATGCTTCGGGTTGAGCAGCCAGGGCCTCGATACCTGCATTTTGGGCAGGCTTCTACAGATGAGTTCCTGAGGGAGCTGTTCCCCTGGAAGTACGTCCCGAAGACCCGGGCCCGCACCGAATACCACTGGATCAATCCTCCAGGCTGCAACGACGAAGGCGGCGACTGCACCAGGATGGCCTATGCCGCGATGCTGCTGGTGTCCCGCCGCTATGCCAAGGGAACCATGTGGGCCCAGCTCGCCCGCACTCTGGGCACCCAAGCGCCGGGGACGGGAGGGGGAGGGGTGGCGCCCCCAGCCCGAAACCCCCAGCGATCGGGCTGGCTGAAGAGTTCCAGCACAGGCGGCCCGGACAGGCGCAAAGGTTGGCTAAAGAGGTAAGATGGGGCCATGGCCTATACCTCTGAGGATGTTGCTGCGGATCTTGCTGAGCTGCGCAGCAAGATCAATCAGGGCGTCTTAAAAGCTCGATTCAGCGACGGCCGGGAGATCACCTATCGAAGCCTGGACGAAATGCGCCGGATCGAACAATCCATGGCCGCAGAGGTGGCGCCGACCGCCTCGCGCCGGGTTCGCCGCACCTACTTCAGCATGTCTCGGCCAACCTGATGGGCAAGGGTAAGAGCAAGGCAAAAGGCAAGCGGCTCCGGGATGACCGGGAATTTGCCCGCCGCACCATGGCCCGGTTTGAGGCCGCAGAGGACACCCGGCGAACCTCTGGCTGGCGGACAAACAACAGCGGCCCAAACAGCGATCTGCGACAGGCGTACTACTGGCTGGTCAAACGGCACCAGGATCTTGCCGATAACGATGCCTACGCATCCAGAGCGATTGGCGTGATTGTAAATAATTGGATTGGCGATGGGATTATGAGCACTCCCATAGGCGCAACTAGCAAATATAAATCAAGCTATAATACCTGGGCAGAATCACGACATAGCGATTTTTACGGCACCCACGATTGGTACGGCAATCAATCCGTTGGGGCCAGGACTACAGCGGTACGCGGCGCCGTGCTAGTGCGAAAACGGATATATCCTGAACTATTTGAGCGCCATGGAATAGTGCCTTTGCAGGTGCAGATGCTTGAGCCTGATTGGTTAGATTTTAACAAAGACAATTCTCAAGACATATTATTTGGCCAGCAGTTTGATAGCGCAGGTCGTTTGATGGGTTACTGGATTAGAGACAGCCACCCCGGCGAAACTTCGCTAGGCATTGGCGTCAGGGTGCAAAGTACCTTTGTGCCAAAAGAAGAAATAAGTTTACATTTTGATTGCAGGCGAGCTGGCCAGAGAATGGGGCTCCCGTTTGGCACGGCAGCGATTTTGACCCTGCGGGATATGGGCGACATCAGGGCGGCCCAGCAGATGAAAGATAAAATTTCAGCTTGCTTTTTTGGCGTTACTTACGACTCAGATACGCAGGCGGCCACGGATCCCGAAAAAGACGGGCTGGAGTTTGACACGATCGAGCCTGGCGCAGTTGAGCACATGCCCCCAGGCAGAAACTTTCAGGCATTCACCCCGCCAAGTTCCGGTGATTTTGTTAGCACCCACCGTGAGTACGCCCATGCTGTAGCAGCGGCCTACGAGATTACTTACGAATCACTGACGGGTGATTTGTCAGACGTTAATTATTCGAGCTTTAGGGGCGGATGGCTTGAGTTCAGTAGGCGGATTGTTTACCTGCGAGGGAAGGTTTCCATCCCCGGAATGCTGGCGCCGGTGTGTGAGTGGCATGACGAGCTAGCCCGAATGGTTGGCCTGCTCAAAGGGCCAATGAGCTGGGCTCATACCCCGCCGCGTCGGGAGATGATCGACCCAACTAAGGAAATTCCAGCGCTGATCTCGGCGGTAAGGGCTGGGTTTATGAGCCTGTCAGAAGTACAGCTGTCATTTGGTTATGTACCAGAGGAGGTAATTGAAGAGCTGAGCAGAGATATGCAAAGAGCCAGGGACGCCAGCCTGATCCTGAGTACAGATGCCGCGCTGGTTTCCAATGCTGGCGTAGCCCAGGCTCGTCCAGCAGGATCTGCATTCACTAACTCAGCGCCTGACCCTGGCGCAGACGAGGACGGCAGCGACTCGCCGGACTGATAACGCTGACCGCTTAAACTACCCTCAGCATCTGAGCATCAATGGCCCCAGGAGTAACCGTTAAAGCCGCCGCCACTGCCCCAGTGTTGCGGCTCTATGGCGAAGTCGGGGTTGATGTGTTGGTCGACGACGTGGCCCGAGCGCTGGACGCTGCAGGGGGGCGTGATGTGGAAATTCACCTGTTTTCGCCTGGCGGCGCGGCAGCCGAAGGGATTGCAATCCATAACGTGTTGGCGGCCTACAAAGGCAGGAAGGACTACGTGGTAGATGGCTTGGTGGCATCTGCCGGCTCGATTGTCCCAATGGCCATCAGCAAGGCCAATGGTGATCGCCGCTTGATGCCAAGCAACGCTCTGCTAATGATCCATAACTGCTGGGGCGGATCGGTTGGAGACGCCGATTCAATGGACGCCGCGGCGGCCATGCTGCGCGTTCACTCCCAGGTTTACTCCACCACCTATGCCAAGGCATCGGGCCAATCGGTTGAGCAGATCCTGGAGTGGATGGGCGCTGCCCAGGGGGGTGGTACCTGGTTTACCGCCGAAGCAGCCCTGGCGGCTGGTCTGATCGATGCAGTGATCGACCCGGTAGACGTGCGGGCCAGTGTCCCGCCGTTGCCTGCGGGGCGATTTCCTGACCCTCCAGGGTGGGTGTCTAAAGCCCTGGCGTCAATGGTTAGAATAGAGTCAGGAGATCACCCTGAACACTCCCGAACTGAACACATGCCCACGCAAGATCAGGCCGGGAGCGCACCGGCCGCCGTCATTGAAGCGCCTCCCGTGGTCGCATCTACCGAAGCTGCCCTCATTACCCCTGCTGCTTCTGCAGTAGTGCAGGCCGCCGTCAGTCCCGTTGCCTCGACCGCTGTTGCGGATTCCGTGGCACTTGCCAATGCACAGCGCGAAATCGAAATCCGTCGTTGCGCGGCTGAGGCCAATATTGCTCCTATCGCGGTGCAGGCAATGGTTGACAGCGGCAAGCCGTTTGCTGATGTTGCCCTGGAAATTGTGAAGGCCCACGCCGGCCCGCTTGAAACTGTCGCCAGCAAGGCAGGCCACCCTGCCCGCCTCCAGGTAACCCGCGATGCGGGGGACACTGTGATGGCCGGCATTGGGGACATGCTGTACGCCCGGATCAATCCTCTGGCCCATATCTCTGACGTTGGCCAAGAGTATCGAGGTTATTCCTTGATGGAATGTATAAGGGCTTATGCCAACTCGCGGGGCATAAGCACTGTGGGTAGGTCTAAAAATGACCTAGTGGCTATGGCCATGCACAGCACTAGCGATTTTCCATTGTTGTTTTCTAATCTAGCAGGGAAATCCTTAACCCAATTCTACGAAGAAGAGCCTCATACCTGGAAGGGGCTTGCACGTCAACGAAATTTACCAGATTTTAAGAATTCCAGCGATTTGACTATTGCTGCTGATCTTACGCCAGAGCTTACGCCCGAAGGCGGCGAGTACAAGACAGGCACTCTTAAGGAAGCGCAAAGTACTTGGAGGCTGTTTACATATACCAAAAAAATTGTAATTTCTCGGCAAGCAATTATCAATGATGATCTGTCTGCCTTGGAGCGAACTCCTGAATTTTTAGGCCGTGGGTTCCGTCGCTTGGAATCCAATCTTATATGGGCAATGATTACTGGCGATGCCACTGTATCGGCAGATGGTCTTGCGTTGTTTAATGCAGCTCACAACAACACGGGCACGGGTGCCATTGGTATTGCCGGTGTCAACGCAGCCAGAAAGGCAATGCGAAAGCAAAAAGATATTAGCAACGTTACGGTTAATTTGACCCCTGAATTTATGATTGTTCCAACAGATTTGGAAGGAACTGCTTTGCAATTTCTTTATCCTGATGGTTACGCTCCTAATGCGTTGACTGGAAACTCTGGGCCCAATCCCTACGCAAGGGGGATGAATTTAATAGTTGAGCCACGGCTGGACGGTTCCGCAACGCAATGGTATACAGCCGCTGGCCCAACTAGAACGCCTGGCATGGTGTGGGGTTACCTGGCAGACGAGCCCGGGCCTACCATTACATCAGAGCCCGAAAGGGATCCTGATGGTTTGAAGCTGCTAGCCCGTTCTGATTTTGGTTGCGCCATTGAGGATTTTCGTTTTATTTATCGCAGCTCTGGCGCATGATTTTAACCATTGCGCTTTAGCCTTAATGTTTAACTTTCCCCAATTCCATTAAAACAATGCACGGACCTATTCAAGAAGGAAAAATCCTATCCATTGCTGCCCCTTATGTTGTCGCATCTGGTGGCGGCGCGTTGGTTGGCGCTTTGTTTGGTGTTGCCGTAACCGCTCTAGCCAGTGGAGAGGTTGGCAGTTTCATGCTTGAAGGAGTCCACGAACTCCCTAAGGCCACTGGCGCCACTGCCAGCCTTTACGCCAAGGCGTACTGGAATGACACCAACAAGAACGTGACGGCATCTGCCAGCGGCAACACCCTTATCGGTGTGTTTGTGCCAATTGGATCTCAGTCTGCTGCTTACGCTTCTGGCGCTACGTTGGCCCACGTCCGCCTCAACGGCAGCTTCTAATGCCCTGGGCCCGCCTATCGGCCCAGGCAGATCGGGCGGCCCTGGATTTCATGGGCGGCGTCAGCGTAATTGCTGGCGCCGTTACTGGCCGTGGTTTTTTGGAGGAAAACAAAGAGCTGGTTTTTGATGATGGAGTGGAAGTTATCCCATGGCTGCTAAAGATTAAAACCGCAGAATTTGGCCATCTTGACTATAACCATTCTCTTGTGGTTGATGGCATTGCATTTAAGGCAACAAGGCCGCCCGAGCCACTGCCCGGCAGCGAGCCCAGGGCGCTGAGCTGGAGCATGGTGAGGCTAGCCAAGGTTGACGCCCCAGAAGAGACGGTGGTGATCCTGGATGGCGGCGCGGCGTTGGTGCCGGTCCCACCAGCGCCAACAGTGATTGAATATATTTACGATGGGGGTGGCGCATGACTACCCAAGTAGTTTTTACACGTCAAGCACAAAGGCGCGATACAGCAGCCAACTGGACCGCGGTCAACCCGGTGTTGCTCAGCGGCGAATGGGGGCTTGAGACGGATACGCGCAGGCTAAAAATCGGCGATGGCGTAACCGCCTGGAATGCCCTGGCGTATAACGGCAGCACCCCAGGCGGCCCCGGCGACCCCACCAACCTGTCGGTCATCAACCGCACGGCAGCGGGGCTGACGATTGCGTCCTCCACGGGGGGCGACGCTGATCTCCCCCTGGCAACTGATCAGCTGGCAGGGCTCCAGGCGCCGAGCAACCGGGCCAAGGCGGAGGGGGCGGTGCAGGAGGGTGACGCACGGCTCAGCAACGCCCGCGAGTGGAGCGCCGCCACGGTTGACCAGCCCACGGCGGAGGCAGGCAGCAGCACGGCGCGGCTTGCTTACACCCCCCAGCGTGTGTTCCAGGCCATCGCTGCATGGTGGCTGGCGTCAGCAGCCAAAGCCAAGCTTGACGGGATCGCCAGCGGCGCCACGGCGAATGCCACTAATGAGCAGCTGCGGGATCGATCCACCCACACAGGGACGCAGCCGGTCTCCACTATCACCGGCCTGGGCACTGCTGCCACTGCCAATACGGGAGATTTTGCTACCTCTGCCCAGGGGGCCCTGGCCGCGACAGCGGTGCAACCTCCAGGGCTGGCCTCAACGCTGGCCGCCTACCTGACCACAGCCAGCGCAGCCAGCAGCTATCAGCCTCTCTCCGCAAACCTGACGGCCCTGGCGGCAAACAACGCGGCCTACTACCTGGCCCGAAGCAACCACAGCGGCACGCAGGGCCTGAGCACCATCAGCGGCCTAGGGACCGGGATAGCCAATGCCCTGGCAGTGAATGCCGGCGCCGCGGGGGCCCCCGTGCTGTTCGACGGGGCAGGGGGCACTCCCTCCAGCCTGGGCCTGTTGAACGCCACTGGGCTCCCCCTGGCGACCGGGGTGTCTGGGCTGCTGTCGATCGCCAATGGCGGCACGGGCACCGCCACCCCTGGGCTGGTGGCCGGCACACACGTGAGCATTACCGGCACCTGGCCCAACCAAACAATCAGCGTCACGAACGGCCATGGTGGCCCTGATGGCGGCACTGTTACCAGTGTTGGGCTGAGCCTGCCGGCCCTGTTCAGTGTTACCGGGTCGCCTGTGACCACGTCGGGGACCATGACCGCCACGTTGGCGGACCAGTCTGCAAACCTGGTATGGGCCGGCCCTGCGACCGGTGCAGCAGCAGCCCCAGCGTTTCGGCCCCTGGTGGCTGGCGACATTCCGACCATCACAGCTGGCCAAGTTTCGGGCCTGGCCACGGTGGCGACATCTGGAGCCTATGGCGACCTGAGCGGCCGGCCCACGCTGGGCACCCTGGCCGCCCAGAGCGGCACCTTCAGCGGCACCAGCAGCGGCACCAACACGGGGGACCAAGACCTCTCAGGGCTGGTGGTCAAGGCCAACAACCTGAGCGACCTGGCCAATGCCGCAACCGCACGCAGCAACCTGGGCGCCGCTGCTGCTGACGCTGTTGTGACCGCTGTCAACCACGGGTCTAACGCCAGCACAGCACGCCCAGCAGGGGCGGTAGTTGTCTACTGGAAGGGCTCGGTAGAGCCTATTAACGCCATAGATGGCGATATTTATTTCCCCACCAGTGGCGCATAATGGGACTAAAAATAAAGGAAAACGGCGTTTTTGTTAATGTTGGCGGCGGCGGAACCACCACCCAGCTGGTGGACGAATGGATCAGGAATCCCGCCTGGCCAGCGATCCCAACAGTCTTGGCAAGCGAGCAAAAAATTGTTGGCCTCTATGCTGTCTGGCCCGGCGATGGCGTAGGGAATGGCGCCAATTTCTTTGCTTTCAACGGCCAAGGTGCGTATACAATAAATTTCGGCGATGGAACAACAACAAATTACGCAAGTAATACCCAGGCAAACTATGAGTTTAATTTCAATAATGCATCACTAGCCGGCACAAACAAGCCCGTAACTTTCACGGCATTAACCAACACGGTAAATCTAACGGCCCACGGATTTACCGCTGGCACAGCACTCCCATTTTTCAACATTGTTACGACAACTGGATTGATTGAAGGCCGGCGATATTATGTTGTTAACCCTACAACAAATACGTTTCAAATTTCCGCTACCCTTGGCGGCAGTCCTATTACGCTGACTAATGATGGCAGCGCTACGCTACTGCCCTACAAAATAGCAATCGTAACAATTACTCCCCAAGCTGGTCAAAATTTAACCGTTATAAATTTACAAGCAAAACATAATCAGACAGGGCTGCAGGCCTATACAACTGGTTGGCTTGATCTTGCAATCTCGGTTCCCAACGTTACCGGCACTAATTATACATTGGGCGGTACTGCTGTTGGCCACCGATTGCTAGAACGGGTCAATCCAGTAGCGTGCGGAACCTTAACAAGTTTTGCTAATATGTTTAGAGTAATGCCGTCACTCAAGAATTTAACAAGATACCCTTGCCCAATTACTGCGGTAACAACAATGGCTAATATGCACGACAGTTCGGGGCTAAAAAGTTATCCAGAATATCAAGGTACTGCCGCAGCATTAACAACTACATTCTTTCAGTTCAACGGCAACGGTAATGCCGACAATTTTCCGGAACTTCCAGGCCCAGCGCCAAATTTAACTAACACATCCGGTATGTATGTTGGCAGTAATGCCAGGAGAATTCCGAAATTTCCCGGCAATGCAGCAACAGTAACAAACATGGGCAATATGTGCGGGTCAAATGCAAATTTACAAGAACTGCCGCCAATTAACATGGCCGCAGTAACTAACACTGCAAACGGTAATATCACAGGAGGAACAACACCATCCCTTAAGCTAATGCTTATTTCAAATATGCGGTTTTCGTTTAGCGTAGCAAATTGTCAACTATCAGCGGTTGCCCTAAATGAAATCTTTACCGGTCTCCCGGTCGTTGCTACAACCCAAATAATTACTGTAACCGGTAATTACGGCATCAATCAAAGCGGCTATAATTCCAGTATTGCTACAGCCAAAGGCTGGACGGTGACAGTATGACAGCAGGGTTCTACCGGTTTCTGGATGGCGTGCTGCGTTATGCTCCAACGTCGGTTCACCCGCCAAACGCTGAGCCGTTGCTCGCAGCTGAGAAGGATTCATACGTCTACCCCTATCATGGCTGGAGCTGGTTCGACAGCGTCACAGCAGCTGAGGCGCATTACGAAATCAACGGCGCAACCAATACCGATTGGCCAGGATTCCGGCGCGCAATCCTGACCGAAAACGGGTACGTAGCAGCACTGGCGCTAGCCTTGGATTCTGCAAATGATTCCGCTCGCCTTGCGGCGATGTTTTCGGGTTCTCGTTTAGACCGTTTCCAAGACAAAGGAGATTTTGCCGAATATTTGCAAGGCCTCTTGCTGATTGTTTTGGCACAGCCTGAGCAAAGCAAAGCCCCGTTGATCGAGGAATTTCTAGACTTGGCCGCGCGGTGCAATTTACCAGAAGCTTTTGTAACTGCCCTGAATGAAGCTATAATTGCCATGACTTCGCCTCCCGCCTAACCATGGATTTATGGGATGTTGTCGCCATGACGGCGCTGCACCTGGCCCTGTTCCTGCCGGCGTGGTGGTTGCTGACTGCAAATCCCACGGTGAGAGGCTGGATGGCAGGGAGGCTGAAGCCGTGAATGAAGATTTATTTCAGGGACTGCAACCGCCAAGCGCGGAGGGCACCTCTTTATTAGTTGCATTGCTGCCAAGGTTGTGCGAGAAGCTTGACGCGGTAGCAAAGCTCGGCGAGCGCCTTGAGCGAGTGGAAGACGGCCAGAGTGAAATTAAAGATAAAATAGACAAATCGGCAGACGCGCATCAAAAGCTACAAGAAAAATATTTAGAGCAATCGCACAAGCACGAACTAGAAATACAAGCCATTCAATTAAAGTTGCAAAATTATGATACTACCGTAAAAAAAGTTGATGAATTAGATAAAAAAGTGTTTGCCTATGCGCTATTGGCTGCTGTTGCTGGCACTGTTGCTGGTACGCTGTTTACCGGACTGCCTGCTTGGAAAGAACGGGATTCAACGGAAAAGGCTATTGCCGCCAACCTGCCAACCATGGCCATAGCGAGGGAACGGGCATGAACGCCAGAGACGCCATTACCAGGGCGATTGCATTGTGCCTTCTGTCGTCCCCAGTCATTGGGGTCGGGGGGGCCTTCCACATCTGCCAGCGGCGTTCTGACGATTGCCTCCAGGCATGGACAGCGGCTGGATCCGGCTCGCTCGCGGCGGCCGGCCTGGGTGCCACCCTGCTGGCAAAGCTGGACGATCCGCAGGCTGAGACCTTGAAGCCCACCGAACCCCAGCAGGACCGCACCCCCAGCCCATGACGCTTCCCATCGACGCCCAGATCATGGATGCCCTGGCCGATCTGCTGCAGGGCGCAGCGGCCACCGAAGACCGGAGCGATATTCCTGGGGTTGGGGCCTTGTTCCTGGATGCAGCCAGGGTGGCATCTGAGCCCGATGGCGTGGTGATCAAGCTGGATCAGGAAGGGGAGGCACTTGACAGAGTCCTGAGCGCGTGCCAAGTGGTCTCGACCCTTCCGGTTGTCATCACCATCACCAAGCCCCGAAAGCCAGGGGAGCCCCCAAACTGGCGAATCCTGGGCCCGTTTTGCGCGGCGGTCCATGCACGCATCATGGCTGGAAGGCGAGACCTGGGGGGGCTGTGCATTGACATCGAATCCCGTGGCCGGATCCATGAGCCCAACCTGCAAGCGTGCGAAGTCAGAATGATTTACAATGTGACCTATTACACGGCCATCTCCAACATCACATTGCATGAAGAAGGCAGCACCTGAGCAGCCCCCTACGCCGCCGTTGCCTTCTGGCCCTGGCGCCTATCTGCTCACCAACAACGAGTGGATTCTCGAATCCGTAACCCAACCCCCCAAAGCCGATGGCCCGCAACAAGTCTCAGTTTCTGATGGCAGCATTGGAGACGAACTACGCAACGTCAGCAGCCCCGACGGGGGTGAACGCGATTCGGGTCAGGGACCCGAAGCTGACAGCCTTTGACGCCACTGCTATTGCTCGCCCCAGCCTAGACGGGCAGTTCGGTGAAGCATTGTCGGACGTGATGGCCGAGCTGAAAAACGGCGTTGCGTTTGACGTTGAAGCTGTCGGCTCTGGCACCGCCGGCACTCCCCCTGCCTACGGGATCTTCCTGCGTGCTGCAGGAATGAACCTGGCAACGGTTGCCACCACCAGCAATACCTATTCGTTCGTGACGGGCGGAGCTGATTCTCTGACCTTCTACCACGATTGGGACGGCAACAAGCACCTAGGGATCGGCGCCCGAACCAAGAGCTGGGAACTGAAGATGCAGGCCGGCGAGGTGCCGCTGTTCTCGTTTGACATCCCTGGCATTTACGTGCCTCCAGTGGATGCAACATCCTTAACGCCAACTTATAGCGCTATGGCCGCTCCCGTAGCTTGCAATTCTGTCAATACGCCAACGTTTAGCCTTCATAACTATAGCTGTTGCATTATTGATTTTTCGTTAAAATGTGACAACACTGTAGAATTTTATGATCGAATGGGCTGCGCTCCTAATTTTCAGATCGTGGATCGCGCAATCACGGGCTCCCTTAAGCTGCAAAGGCCGGATCTGCTGAGCAGCAAGGATTTCTACGCGATAGCAGTAGCTTCTACCAATGGTGCGCTTAACTTCACCCATGGCACGGTGGCGGGCAATCGCATGGTCGTCAACCTGCCCAAGGTTCAACTGGGCGCACCCGCACCCGACGATGATGCCGGCATCGCAGCGCTGACCATTCCGTTTACGGTGCGGCGCACTGAGGGCCTTAGCGACTCCGGCACGCTGGCGTTTACTTGATACTGACCACCCAAGCTGCCAACCCTAACCCCTGATTTTCTCTCATGGCTTTTAACATTGACAGAGCTGGCACCACCTTTACGGGCAAGGTGGAGTTTAGCTACCCGATTGGAGACGGAAAGCAAGAGCATGGATCATTTACGGCAATCTTTGAAAGAGGCCAGCAAACCGAGATTGAAAATATGCGCGAAGAATTTCGCGCCTATATTGCAATTATTAGAGCCATTGAGCTTGGCAAGCTGGAACCGTCTGCTGCCGATGGACTGGAAAGGAAGAGCCTCCTTCCAATTGCTGAAAAAATTCTTGTTGGCTGGGGGGAAGACATGCTTGGCGGCGATAATGATAAGCCAATGCCTTTCACTACTGAAAACAAGAAAAAAGTAATCGAATTTCCTGGGGTAGCCAATGCGCTTGTTTCCGCATGGAACACGCTAACGGATCCTGAAGTGGGAAAGCCTTTAACCTCAGAGAAATCGCGAGGGAATGGCATCGGCAAATGACCACTGTCAGCCGCGTTGAGTCCCAGGCCCAGGAGAACGCCAGGCTGGCGCAAGAAGCGAAAAGGCTGGGGATCGTTGGGTTTGTGCCTGATGAGACCCCAGAGCCTACTGAGCCCACTTGCTGGATATGGCCCAAGAACTTGGAGGCATTCCTGCTCTGGTGCGATGTGCAAACCCAATGGCAGTGGGCCACTGAATACACCCCAGAGGGGCAGCCGTACCGGGTGCGCACTGGGCTCAACTATCCGGCAGTGATCGCCTTGGCGGGCCTGCGGCGTGGCCGTGGCGCGGTTGCTGCGCTGATGGATGATCTGCGCGTCATTGAGCTGGAACTGTTGACACTGCTGAGGGGTTCCTGATGGCTGTCAATTTTGACGCGATTCTGAAGATCGGGGCCGAAGTCGCGGGGATGGGCAGCGTCACAAAGCTCTCCGACACCCTGATCAGTGTGTCAAAATCGGCCAAGCTGGCGGCCCAAGAAAATGCTCGAGTCTTCAGCACCGACGGGATAGAGCGTCAGATGGCTGCGGCCACGGCAGCATCAATCCAGATCCTGGATGCCGACAAGCAGGTGCTGGCGTCACGGATGAAGCTGTTGGACAACGACAGGGACCGAGCAGCGGCCCAAAACCAAATGGCGGACCTGGAGGTGAAGGGCGCGGAGTTGCGGCGCAAGCAGACAGAAGAGCAGTTGGCCGGCGAGCTGAAGACAGCCCAGGCCAAAAAACAGGCCACCCAGCTGGAGCTGCAGCGGGCCCAATCGGTGGTTTCTACTGCTGGCGCCTACGGCAAGATCACGCCCGAGATGTTGCGGCAGACCGAGGCCGCCAGGACCGCTAACCGAATTGCACAGGAAGAGCTAGTAATAACCACAAACATTGTCGCCAAAAAAAGAGAAGTAGCAGATGCGCAACTCAGGGCGGCTCAGGCTCAGGCCGAGTCGTTGCGGGTGGTGCAAGTTGAGGCCACCCGGCTTCAATCGGTCCTGTCTGGCCTGAACAGAATCGACGCATCTTTCAGCCGGGGATTCGATGCTGTGCTCAACAGCCGAACCTGGCAGGCTGCTGCTGCTGGCGCGGCAGGCTTTGGCGCTGCCCTTGCAATCAGCACCAAAGCGGCCATTGATTTTGAGACCAGCATCTCCCAGGTCCGCAAGGTCATGGATGGCCTGGAGACGCCCAAGGCAATTGCAGAAATTTCAGATGAGATCAGACAGCTATCCCTAGAGCTGCCGATCTCAGCCAAAGGATTTGCAGAGATCTACGCCGCTGCCGGCGCGTCAGGTATCGCAAGGGAGGAAGTACGGCAGTTTGCCGAAGATGTTGCAAAGATCAGTATTGCTTTCCAGATGACGTCGGATGAAGCCGGTTCATCTATTGCGAAGATGCGAAACAGTATGAACTTAACGCAGCCAGACGTATTAAAACTGGCCGATACAATGAATGAACTTGATAAGGCCGGCGCTGCCAATGGTAAGCAGCTGATTGAATTTGCCTTGCGATCTGGGGCCGTTGGGCAGCAGGCAGGATTGACAGCGGAGCAGGTTGCAGGGTTTGGTGCGGCGATAATCTCGGCAGGCGTCGAAACCGAGGTCGCTGCTACCAGTTTCAACAACATGGTCAAGGCCATGACCCGTGGCGACTCCATGACGGAACGGCAGATTCGAGCGCTGCAGACCTTGGGGATGGCATCAGGCCAAGCTGCCACGGCCATCAGTCAGGCGCAAGATGAGATGGTGCGATCGGCCGAGGATCGGCGCTATGAGAACGCCCTGAACCGTCGCAAGGATGGCGCGATCAGGCTGGCTGAATTGGAAACGGATGGCGTGTTGCGCGAAGCACAAAGGCGGATGGATGAACAGTTAAAAATCCTGGACCAGCAGGTATCTCAAGAGGAAAAAACGCTAAACAAAAAATACAGAACTATTGAGACGGCAGAGCGCCGGCAAACTGAAGACCAATTAGAGCAACTCCGCAAACGTGTCACCGGCACCGATGAAGCCTCGCAGCAATATCTAAAGCACGAACAGCGAGCAATAGAAGACGCTGCTCAGTTGAGGATGGATGCAATTAACGAAAGAAAAGAGCAAGAATCGCAAGTAATTAAAGACAGGTCTGACAAGGAAAAAAGGGCATACGAAGAAAGTGTCGCCGCGTTTAAGCAAGCTGAGCAAGAAAAGCTGGACAGCAAAAAGCAAGGCATAGAAGCATCGTTTACAGAAGAAAGAGCCTTGCACGATGGCCAGCAAAAGATACTAAAAATTCAACAAGACGAAGCAGCTAGAAAATCAGGCGAAAGCGCGGGCTTGTTGTTGGCTAGAAACATGGTCACTAACGCAGAACCTACAATAATCGCAATGCTGGATAAAATCAAGAGCCTGCCGCAAGAGCTGCAGCTGCCTACGTTTACCGACTTTTTTGGCGATGAGGCTAGGGGGTTGTTTCCGATGATTAACAATACACAAAAACTTGCCGAAATGTTAAAAGTTGCAAGTGATGAAACTAAAAACATGGGATCAGTTACCGCTGAAGCTGGGGTAATGATGGGAACGACTGCGGCGCAGATGCAGCTAGCGAAAAACAACGTAGAAGCGCTGCAGATTGAAATAGGCAATCAGTTGTTGCCGCATATAAATGCAGCAATCCCTAAGTTTATTGAAATGGCACAAGCCGTATCGAAGTTTGCCAAAGAGCATCCGTTGATTACGCAATTAGCAATTGGCTTTGGGGCTCTTGGCGCTGCTCTTGTAATCGCTGCACCGATCCTGGTTGGCGTGGCGTTTTCTCTTAAAACCATTGCTGGCCTTGGTCTAGGCGCGACCATCGCCGGCTGGGCTGGGGCGTTGACTCCATTTGTGACAGCAATCAAGGGGGCAGGGATCGCCGCCACCATTGGCAGTTGGGCGAAAGCGGCGCTGGGATTTGTTGCAGTTGTGGCGGCATCACCGGCGGGCTTGGCGATTGCGGCTGTTGCGTTGGGCGTTGTTATTTTTGCTTTTAGGGATAAGATCGCCGATGCCTTCCGGGGCCTCTGGAACCTGATTGCCAACCCTAAAACCGGGTTTGTCGCAATGATCGGCGGCGGCTGGAACATAATGATGGACAACATCAGAAGCTACGTCAGCAACATTCTGCCGAATATCAGTGACAACTTTGCAGCATTCTTCGACACCATCATCGGCCCCAGGAACGGCTTGATTGCGCGCCTGGGGCAGGCCTGGAACCTGGCCATGGATGGGATGAGGGATTATGCCGTGGGCCTGGTGCGGCCCATTACCGATGCCTGGGAATGGATCGTTGGCGCGGTGCGGGGGGTGATCAATTCGGCGTTGTCGCTGGCAGGGCGGGGGATCAATGCCTTCATCGAGCAGATCAACCGCCTGATCGCCGCGGCCAATTCGGTGAGCGCCGCCGTGCAGGGTCCGCAGCTGGGGATGATTCAGCCCGTTGAGGTGCCCCAGTTTGCCGTAGGCGGCCGGGTGGATCGGCCAACGCTGATCATGGCCGGCGAGGCGGGCCCCGAGTACATCGTTCCTCAGAAGAAGGTACCGCAGTTCATTGCTGCGCAGATGGGGGACCAGGGCCTCGGCATTCGCCAGGGTGCCGCTGCTGGCGGGGGCTCCAGAGGCGGCACCTTCGCCCCAACGATCCAGGTTCAAACCGGCCCAGTCCAGCAGCAGCCCGACGGCTCCCAGTGGATCCGGCGCGAGGACGCCGAGGCCATGGTGGCCGACGGTGTTGGCCAGCTCTGGGACCACATCCAGAGCTATGACGGGCGCCATGCCCTGGGCATGGCCTGATGCCTGCCGCCGGCCCCTACTTCTGGACCCAGACCATCAAATGGATGGACCCCGGCGGCACCGCGCGGGCCCGCTGGCACCGGCTCGATCTGGTGAACAACAGCCCCTTCAGCAGCTGGGACGCTGGC